ACTCTCTCGGCTTCGGTAGGCTTTGGAAATCCATCGGCCTCGACCCTGACCGACCTGGGCTATCTTGGGACTAACGCAAACAAGCATCTTGTGTTTTTCACCAACGGAGCCGCCAATGAGCGTATGAGACTTACAAGCGCGGGGGACTTAGCCTTGGGCGTTGCGACAGCCTCGGGAAGGTTAGAGGTTCGCGGCGGGGCCATCATCGCATCCGGCTCAGACGGCGGCTTGATTGTTTCCAGAAATAACACTTTCAACACCGAAGGGCTTGCGCTAACAGGGACAAGTATCGGAACCAATAACGGAAATGAACCGTCTTGGAGGCTCAGGGCGGCGGGGGGAGATGTTGCTTCCGTCCACGGCTCAGGGAACATGAGCGTGGGAACCACCTCAGACCCCGGCTCAAAACTCCATGTAGCGGGAAGTTTTAGGGCCACTGGGAATTCTACCCTTGATGCCTTGGTAACGATATCGAGCGCTGGCTTTGTCGGGCTCATGGTTTCAACGCAGACCGCAGGCGGCGCGGGGGCATCGGTGACGGCTCTATGTTCTGCCCCGGGCACCTTCGCAACGGGCGGCGGGTGCAACTGTACTGGCGGGACAGCCATTACAGACACTATTAATGAGCCTAACTGCACGACAGCTGGGTGCATAGCCACAGGATGGACCTGCCAAGAAACAGGGACTGTTGGCTCAGCCTGTGCGGCAAGAGTCGTGTGCAGCAGGCTGCAATAATGCTCTTGATCGCCTGCGCGGGCGGGACTTGGGTGGCGACATCTTTCAGAACGGACTAATGACCGAAGAGGAAGAGAAAGCGATCGATCGGATTTTGATCATGCTGTTTATTGTGGTCACGATCCTGGCCTTCTCGGCAGGGCTATCGTTGAAGCACTAGGAGAAATTTATGCCGATGAAAAGCCTGCGGCTGCCGCCAGAAGGTACGCTCCTTGGTGGCCCCGAAGCCGTCCCTATGCGCCCGGAGTTCCCATACGGAACCCGCCTCGATCTCGGTGAGGACGCGCTCAAGCTACTCAACATCGGCGGCCTGCCGGCTGTGGGGGCTGTGATGACTCTAACCGCTCGCGTCGTCGTCACCTCTGCCGGGGAGAATACGGTTCAGGGCCAGGGCAAGAAGCGCAACCTCGGCCTGCAGATCACCGACATGGACCTCGAGGGCGGCTCCGAGAAGAAAGAGGCAGCCCAGATCATCTACATGGAGGACAATTAGGTGCCTAAGCACAAGAAGCCTCGCAGGCCGCGCTACTAGGGGGATGGATGGCCACCAAAACTGAGATCGCCAATCTCGCACTGTCTCATCTTGGGATCGGCAAAGAGATCGCTGACCTGGACAATGAGAAGAGCCAGGAAGCCGTGACGATGCGCCGGTTCTACGATCAGACCCGGGACGCCGTCTTGCGCGACTTCCCCTGGCCGTTCGCGACCAGATACGCCACACTCGCGCTCGTGGCCGATCCTCCGACAGAGACGACGGAGTGGGATTTCAGCTACCGCTATCCGACCGACTGCCTCATGGTCAGACGGATGCAGACCGAGATTCGCGTCGACACCAATCAAAGCAGGATCGTTTTCAAGCTCGGACGCGATGATGAGGGACAACTCATTTACACCGATGAGAGCGAGGCCAAGATCGAATACACCTTCCGCGAAGAGGACCCCCAACGCTATCCCGCCGACTTCCAGCTGGCGATGTCGCTCCGCTTAGCCCACTACGCCGCCCCCAGATTGACCGGCGGCGACCCGTTCAAGCTCGGCATGAGAGCCGTGCAGCTCTACCTGCAGGAGATTTCGATGGCCCAGGCCTCGGCAGGGAATGAAGCTGTTCCTGATCAGCTGCCAGACGCTGAGGCGATCCGTGCCCGAGAGGGGGAATTCCTGCCCCCGGGAAGAGGAAGAGGAACACCCTTTATCTGATGTCGACCCTGATTCAAAGGTCCTTTGCCGGCGGCGAGATCGCGCCGTCCGTCTATGGGAGGGTAGACCAGACCAAATACAGCACTGGTCTTAAATCCTGCCGCAATTTCCTCGTCATGCGCCACGGTGGGGTCGCCAGCCGTCCAGGCACTAGAATCGTTGGCGAGACCAAGGACTCAACCAAACGCTCCAGGCAGATTGAGTTTGTGTTCAACGCCGACCAGACCTACTCTCTCGAATTTGGCGATCTCTACATGAGGGTAGTAAAGGCCGGGGCTCACGTTCTTGAGGCCGCTGTCACTATCACCGGCGTCACGCAGGCCAACCCTGGCGTGGTCACGGCCCCAGCCCACGGCTACAGCACAGGGGGCGAAATCGTGATCTCCGGCGTCGTGGGCATGACCGAGCTGAACGGACGGAATTTCCGTGTCGTCGTCACCGGCGTCAACACCTTCACCCTCCAATATCTCGATGGGACTACGGTCGACACCAGCGGATTCGGGGCCTACTCCTCCGGAGGCAGCGCTCGTCGCCTGTTCACCTTGGTCACTCCTTACTTGGAGGCAGACCTCGCCACGCTCAAGTATGTTCAGTCGGCCGACGTCGTTACCATCGTCCACCCGAGCTACGCCCCCAGAGACCTTTCTCGCTTCTCCGACACGAATTGGACCTTGAGCGTTATAGATTTTAGCCCTGACATTGATCCCCCGCATGGCGGGACGGTGGTCGCTGGAGCGGCCGGCGCGAACACCTACCGCTATCGGATCACGTCCATTGCCGAGGAGACCAAGGAAGAGTCCCTGCCTGGACGTGGAACGACGACCCCAATCACTGGAGCCACCAACGCCAATCCGGTCGTCATTACGGCCGTTGCTCACGGATACTCGAATGGAGATGAAGTCTACATCGAGGGGATGGCCGGGATGACCGAGCTGAACGGCAGGACATTTATCATCGCCGCAGTCGCCGCGAACACCTTTGAGCTTGTCGGAGAAAATGGCACCGGCTATGGAGTGTGGACCGCCGGCGGCACGGTGGCCAGAACCTATATTCGCCTCAACGCCGCTGCCGCGCCAACCATAGGAGCGCCTCACGTCATCACCATCCCCCAGATCACAGGAGCCTCCGAATACAACATCTACCGCGAGGTCAACGGGGTCTATGGATTCCTCGGCATCGCCGCAGGGACCACTTTCCGCGACACCGGACTCGATCCGGACACCGAAGATACCCCCCCTAGTGACCGTGACGTCTTCGCTGTCGCGGGGTCATACCCATCGACGGTCACCTATTTTCAGCAGCGGCGGCTGTTCGGCAACAGCAATGACGAGCCGGAGGAAGTCTCTGGATCAAAGACCGGCAGCTTCAGGAATTTCACCACCAGCTCGCCAAGCCAGGACGATGACGCCATCTTCTTCGAGCTGGCCGGCCGGCAGGTCAACGCCGTCAGGCACATGGTCGACCTTGGCGGCCTGGTCATATTCACCACTGGCGGCGAGTGGCAATCTCGTGGGGATGTCGCCGGCCACATCATACCAGGGGAGATCAACCCACAACAGATTTCCTACTATGGCTCGAGCCAGGTCCCGCCTCTCATCATCGGCAACACCGCCCTCTTTGTCCAGGCGCGTGGCACGATCATCCGTGATCTCGGATTCGATTATCAGGTCGAGAACTACAAGGGCAACGATCTCACCATCTTCGCGGCCCATCTCTTCGAGGATTTCGAGATCGTCGACTGGACCTACCAGCAGATTCCCCATTCGGTGGTCTGGGCCGTCAGGAACGATGGCGTCCTCCTCGGCCTCACCTATGTCAGGGAGCATCAGGTGTGGGGCTGGCATCGTCACGATTTTGACGGAGAGGTCGAATCAGTTGTGTCGATACCGGAGGGGACTGAGGACGCGCTCTACCTGACGATAAAGCGCGAGGTCGACAGCCGCACCGTCCGCTATATCGAACGCCTCAGCACTCGAAGGGTGGAAGACATCAAGGACTACGTCGGGATGGACTCTGCCCTGACCTTTGACGGTCGCAATCAAACGCCGGCCCACACCATGACGCTGACCGGCGGGACGCTCTGGAACCACGATGA